TGGACTTCCATATGGTCGTCAGGTACTGGTATGGGGCTCAAAGTCTTCTGCAAAGTCTTCTTTGTGCCTTCAGATGATAGGTCTAGCACAGAAAGAAGGAAAGATCTGTGCATGGATTGATGCTGAGATGTCATACGACAAGAAGTGGGCAGAAAGTCTTGGTGTTGACTCATCAAAGCTTATTGTTTCACAGTGTCGCACAATCAACGAGATGGTTGATGTTGGAACCAACTTGATGAATGCTGGAGTTGATATAATAGTTATTGACTCTATTACTTCTTTATTACCCGCAATTTATTTTGAAAAGGACTCAGATGAACTTAAGCAACTTGAAAATACGAAACAGATTGGCGCAGAGTCTAGAGACTTTAGCAACGCTTGGAAAATGCTTAACTACGCTAATAATAAAGTTAAGCCAACTATGCTGGTACTTATTAGCCAGTCTCGTAATAATATTAGTGCTATGTATACTAGCCAGCAGCCTACTGGTGGTCAGGCTACTAAATTTTATTCTTCAACAGTCATTAAACTTTTTTCATCAGAATCAGACAATCAAGCGATTAAAGGTAAGATTCATGTTGGAGATAAGCTCATTGAAGAAAAAATTGGTCGCAAGATTCGTTGGGAACTACAATTTTCTAAGACTTCTCCTGGCTTTCAGTCTGGCGAGTATGACTTTTATTTCAGGGGAGATAATGTTGGTATTGATAGCATTGGCGATCTTGTTGATACGGCTGAAATGATGGGGATTGTAGAACGCACTGGAGCATGGTATGTATTGCCAGATGGAACTAAGGTGCAGGGTAGAGAAGGATTTGTCAATAGGGTTCGTGAGGATCTAGATCTACAAGATTCTATTAAGAATAAGATTTTAGATGTCTGAAAAATTTAAAATATTTTCAGGTAAGTTTCCATGCAAGACATGTGGAGAAGAAGTTACATCTGTAAGATTATGGAAAGAAAGTGCAGACCTGACATGGATGTGTTCTAGCAAACACCTGTCAAGGGTGCCAATTATTATGACAAGGAAAGACTTTGAGCGAAAGAGCGGAAAGTAAAAGAATTGGTGCTAAGCAGCACAAGAACTCTGGTCGTAATACCCATAAGGGTGATGCAACCTGGAAAAATTTTACTGTTGACTTTAAGGAATGCTCCAAGTCTTTTACATTAAATAAAGATGTTTGGGCCAAGGCGGTTACTGATGCAATTAGAAATGGTAATGATCCAGCCATACTTGTTGTGCTTGGTGAGGGTAACTCAAAAATAAGATTAATGATAACAGAGTTTGAACTAATAGAACAAATAATAGGAGAAGACAATGAGTGAACAAACAACAATAGAAATGGTTAATGGACTATCTGAAATAGCTGATTATATGCAGGACGAAGAGCTTACCCAAGCCCTAACCTTCATTGCTAAGATTATTATCAAACCAGACATTCCTCTAAATGTAGCAACGGTAGAGATAGTTAGACTTCAGGCAATTGCAGCAAAGATGGCATTTAAGGCTACGTGGATGGCCAATGTTGATAAATCAGATCGTGGCAAGAAGAACCTTTATTATACGGCAGCAGAATCAATTAACAACTTGGTATCAGCACTCAAATATATTATGCGCTAACCTGGTATACTTATATAAACAAAGGAATATAATGACAAAAAATTTACTAAAGCAAATAATGATTAAAGAGGTTGAGACACCAGCACAGATTGATGCACAGGAGCTTGTAAAGGCTATTGAGGCTGGATATCTAGTTGGGCGTGAGCCTAAGCATACACAAAAGAAAACATTTGGTCCATCTACTATTGCCTACGGGCATGGAGAATGTCCACGATATTGGTACCTTGCATTTGAGGGAGCGGTATTTGAAGACAACTCTGATCCATACGCAGTAGCAAATATGACTAATGGAACTCTTGCTCATGGAAGAATTGAGACAGCGTTTAAGAACTCTGGTATTTCAATTGATTCAGAGTTTAAGATTTTTAATGATGATCCTCCAATTTTTGGTTATGTAGACAACTTTATTAATTGGAAGGGCGAAGAGGTAGTTGTTGAAGTTAAGACAACTAACAATGAAGTGTTTGAGTATCGCAAGCGTACAGGAAAGCCTAAGATGGGTCACGTTGTACAGATACTTATTTATATGAAGATTCTTAAGAAGGCAAAGGGTGTTCTTATTTATGAAAATAAAAATAACCATGAACTTCTTGTAATTCCAGTTGAGGTAAATGATCATTACCGTAAATGGATTGATGAAGCTTTTGAATGGATGAGAGTTGTTCGTAAGTCTTGGGAAGTTAAAGAGCTTCCAACAAAGAACTACAGATCAAACTCTAAGGTTTGTAAAAACTGTCCAATCAAAAAGGCATGTGATGAAGCTGGAGTAGGTGTTGTGAAAATAGCATCTCTGGAGGAACTGAGTGAAACTTTGTAGCAGATGTGATAATAGGTTTGATCCCAAGGTCAGTTATCAAATTTACTGCAGCCTTGAATGTCGTGACCTTGCTACAAAAGATAAGATTAAAGAAAGATATCAAGTAACTCGTAGACAAAAAAGGAAGGGGAAGGATCGCAGATGTTTAGGCGGATGCAATACTTCCCTTTCTATCTACAATGACTCTGGTTTTTGTGCTAATTGTAATGTAAGCAAAAAAGCAGTTGACAAGATGTTAAAAGAAATTAAAGGATTTATTGAGTATGAACAAGACTAAGTGGGGTGTTGCAATTATGCCTAAAAGAATTTGTGCTATTGATGCTAGCACTAATAGTCTTGCATTTTCAGTGTTTGATACATTTACAAAAAACATAGTAACGGTTGGAAAGATTAACTTTGAAGGAAAAGATACATACGAAAAGGTTATGGATGCAGGCAAAAAAGTAAAATCTTTTTTTGATATATACGGTGGGTTTGAAGCAATTATTATTGAGCACACAGTATTTATGAATAGTCCTAAGACTGCTGCAGACCTTGCCTTGGTTCAAGGAGCTATTCTTGGATCAGCAGGACAAACTGGAACACAGATTATAGGCAAGGTTTCTCCAATTACATGGCAAAACTTTATTGGTAACAAAAAGATATCAAAAGAAGAGCAACTTGTCATTAGGTCTACCAACCCTGGAAAGTCTGTTTCTTGGTACAAATCTTATGAGAGAACCCTTAGAAAAGAAAGAACAATAAGATTTATTAATACTATTTATGATAGAACTATTAGTGATAATGATGTTGCAGATGCTTGCGGTATTGGTCATTGGGCTCTGTCTAATTGGGATAAAGCAATTGGGGTTGACAAATAACATTATGGCTGCTAAACTATATACATCAGAAATATGGCTAAAAAAACGATTTCTTATTGATAAGAAGTCACCAGAAGAAATTGCAAAAGAGTGTGGGGCAAGTGTAGAAACTATCTATGTTTATCTTGCTAAATTTGGACTAAGGAAGAGTAGGCGATGAATAAATTACAAAGAGTTGTTATTGGTCTTGGTGTTGCAGGAGCTGTTGGACTAACTTACGTCATAACAGCACTAAAGGGCATGCCAGAAGTATTTGATTGGGAAGATGACGAAGAGCAAATTCATGAGTGATAATTTAAATATTACAGTAGATCAGGTAAACCATCCACGTCATTATACAACAGACCCATCTGGTGTTGAGTGTATAGAGATTACTCGTCATCGTAATTTTAATATTGGTAATGCATTTAAGTATCTTTGGAGAGCAGGACTTAAAGATGAGTCAAAAACTATTCAAGATCTTGAGAAGGCAATCTTTTACATTAAGGATGAAATCAATAGACTAGAGGGAAAGTATGTCAACTGAAGAAGAACTAGTAAAGCATCTTGACATAATGAATGATGTTGTTAGCGAGTATCTAAAAGGTAGCGACCCAACAACCATATCAAAAGAGCTAGCTATTCCAAGAACTCGTGTTGTTGCATACATTGATGAATGGAAAGAAAAAACATCTAATAATACAGCAATTCGTGCTCGTGCTAAGGATGCACTTGCTGGAGCTGATGCACACTATAGTAAGCTTATATTAAAATCTTATGAAGTTATTGACGAAGCATCAATGACTAATAACCTTAGTGCAAAAACAGCAGCAATTAAGCTTGTAATGGACATTGAGTCTAAGCGCATTGATATGCTTCAAAAAGCTGGACTACTTGAAAACAAAGAGCTTGCCGAAGAAATGGTTGAAATTGAACGTAGACAAGAAGTGTTGGTAGGAATCCTTAGAGATATTGCATCAACACACCCAGATGTAAGAGACATAATCCTTCAAAGGCTATCAGCAATAGCAAAAGAGGGAGAAGTTTTAACTATAGTTTCTGTGGATATCAATGAATAGTTTAGACATGATTTCTATCTATGATGTACCAAACATAAAATTAGACTATGTTTTAGGTCATTGTTCAGAGCATGAATGGGCAGATGCAAGAGTTGCGAAGTCTAGATACAAAACAAACAATAAGCTTTCAGCAAAAGATATAAGGGATGCAAACGTTAAACGAATAGATGTTGAATTAAACGATCTGCTAAGAAAAGAAGTTGATTTTATTGTTAATGAGTATGCAATAAGACACAGTATTAATATAACTACTGGAGAAGGATATCATGTTGTCAGGTATGTTCCAGGACAATTTTTTGCAGAGCATATAGATTCTACTGAAGAATTTCCTAGAAAAATATCTGCAGTGCTGTACCTAAACGATAACTATGATGGTGGAACAATTACCTTTAGCAATCTTAATAAGTCATTTAAAGCAAAGTCAAACACTCTATTTGTATTTCCATCATCAGAAGAGTTTATTCATTCAGCAGACCCAGTTACTTCTGGCGTTAAGTATTGTATAGTTGGTTTTTGGTCATGAGTTTTAAAGAGTTCTTAGAAGTATTAAAGGAAAACCATTTTGTTGAACAGCCAGTAGATGCAAAAACATTTGTTGAGTCTCCAGATTATCTTGGCCAACCACCGCTTTCTGATATACAATACGACATAGTTGAAGCAATGAGTCAGATATATCGTAAAGAAGATGTAATGGATATTCGTGATGATGGTGAAGCATATTTTAAAAAGTACACAAAGAATGAGATCATTCTGCAACTTGGCAAGGGATCTGGAAAAGACTTCGTATCTACAGTAGCATGTGCATATGTAGTATATAAGATGTTATGTTTAAAAGATCCAGCAGTCTACTACGGTAAGCCTGCAGGAGATGCTATTGATATCATTAACGTTGCTATTAACGCTCAACAGGCTAAAAATGTTTTCTTTAAAGGGTTTAAGTCAAAGATTGAAAGATCACCCTGGTTTGCTGGAAAGTATAACCCTAAAGCAGATTCAATTGAGTTTGATAAGTCAATCACTGTTTACTCTGGTCACTCAGAGCGTGAATCACATGAGGGTTTGAACTTGTTTATGGCTGTGCTTGATGAAATTTCTGGCTTTGCATCAGAAGTAGCAACAGGAAATGAACAAGGAAAAACTGCGGACAATATATATAAAGCTTTCCGTGGTACCGTAGACTCTCGTTTTCCTGATCTTGGTAAGGTAGTTTTGCTTTCATTCCCACGCTATCCAGGTGACTTTATTTCACAAAGGTACGATGCAGTAATTGCTGAGAAAGAAATTGTAGATAGATCACATAAGTTTATTATTAACGAAGACCTACCAGAAGATAACCCAGACAACTTCTTTGAGATTGCATGGGAAGAAGATCATATTATTTCATACAAGATTCCAAAGGTATTGGCATTAAAGCGACCAACATGGGAAGTAAACCCTACCAGACAGATTGATGACTTTAAGATAGCATTCCTAACAGACTTAGGAGATGCAATGATGCGCTTCTTGTGTACACCAACCTATGCATCAGATGCTTTCTTTAAGCAAAAGGATAAACTTATTAACTGTATGACCTTAACAAACCCTGTGGATAGCTTTAGAAGATTTGCAGAAAACTTTAAGCCAGATCCAGACAAGCAATATTACATTCACGCTGACCTTGCACAGAAGCACGATAAGTGTGCAGTTGCTATTGCTCACGTAGATAAATGGGTAAATATCCAGGTAATTAAAGATTATGAACAGGTAGCACCAATAGTTGTAGTAGATGCAGTAGCATGGTGGGAACCAAAGGCAGAAGGACCCGTTAATCTATCTGAAGTAAAACAATGGATTATTAATCTACGCAGACAAGGTTTTAATATTGGTATTGTTTCATTTGACCGTTGGCAGTCATATGATATTCAGCAAGAGCTAAAGCAGGTAGGAATAAGAACTGATACTGTTTCTGTTGCCAAAAAACACTACGAAGATTTAGCAATGATGGTCTATGAAGAGCGTATTGCTATGCCCATGATTCCCTTGCTTC